CCTTTAACTACCAATGAACTTGGTAAGTTGTTTGTATCTAAGTTAGGGGTGCTGTTAATCCATAAATTCCCACCTACTTTTAAGTTATCAGGAAGTGCAGTAATTGGTGTACCATTGAGGTATAAATCCTCGTGAACAGTTAAGTTATCAGGAAGTGCAGTAATTGGTGTATCATTGAGGCCTAAACCCCCACCTACTTTTAAGTTATCAGGAAGTGCAGTAATTGGTGTACCACCGAGGTATAAAGCCCCTTGAACAGTTAAGTTATCAGGAAGTGCAGTAATTGCTGTACCAGTGAGGTATAAAGCCCCTTGAACAGTTAAGTTATCAGGAAGTGCAGTAATTGGTGTACCACTGAGGTCTAAACCCCCACCTACTTTTAAGTTATCAGGAAGTGATGTTATTTTTGTACCATTGAGGTATAAAGCCCCTTGAACAGTTAAGTTAACAGTTAAGTTATCAGGAAGTGCAGTAATTGCTGTACCACCGAGGTCTAAACCCCCACCTACTTTTAAGTTATCAGGAAGTGATGTTATTTTTGTACCACTAAGGCCTAAATACCCTTGAACGGTTAAATTATCAGGCAATGACCGAATTGGTGTATCATTGAGGTCTAAATCCCCGATAACTTTAGTTACTTCTTTTCCTTGGAGTATTAGTTCTTTTGCTTCGTCGCCAAAAACCCAATCTCTATCTGTATAACCGATTAACTCATCTGGATTAGAATGGAATTTATAGATGTTCATTACGTCAATCTATTCCAAATCTTCTGTAGCATTGGGTACATGTCACTGTACCTTACCTTACCCGTGCGCATTTGTAGCATTAACCAACGTAGATTACGTATCTTATCAAACGATGACATTTCATCATATCTACGCAGTTGTCTTCTAGCACGTTGGTGGTCTGATGTCCAACCCTTGATTGTTCGCATCATTAATAAGAATAACTGATGATAATCATCTTCATCGACTCTACCACCTGACATATCACGCAATATTCGTTTGATTCTCAATTCAGGTATCTTCACATCGTATCGAGTCACTAACTTATCAGAGTACTGTTCTTGGTGCATCAACAAAGTAATAGCGTTGTACATATCGGGTTGTGTTGTTCTGAACCCTTTGAAGTCAGATTGGCGCATAATACTACGTGCGTATTTAACTGCACTTGCTCTATCTTCGTGCCATATAATATTAAGCGCGAAGAACATATTAACCAATAACAAACCTAAGTCATCTGCTTTAGTTCCATCGACAAGATTTAGATTCCTAAAAATCCTTGTTTCATTCAATTCATCAAAAAATTCAAACTTACTCATATTCTTTAAACCAATCTTGTGTTTCGCTTCTATGTAAAAATTCCAATGTACGTGAACCAGTTGAACCTACACGCATAGGTATATTTCTACCACGCATATTTTCTAATCTTTCAGTACTTTCATATGCAGGTTCGTCGCTTAATCTCACCTGATGGTCGGATTCGTCAATGTCTTTGAACCACTCCCCGTTGAACTTAACCCACGTACTATCATCACTTGCTAATATAAACTTAATAGGAACTATCCTTCCAGGTTGCATCATGTCATGTGGTAAGTAATCACCATAATCAACAATTTGTTTCTCTTCAGTTGATTTCAATAGACTTAATGTCATTAACTTAGTAAAGTACTTTAATGCAATATTAGAATTTGTTTGCTTCGTATTTGCTAAATCTACTAACTGCTGAACTGCTTTGTCAGACAAACTACTTGGTGTAATTTCCATATCAGTATAAGCGATTTGCTGTAGTAATTGTTGAATTATCGATTGATTGTCAGGTTGTTTTAATTGTGATACTTTATCATTCCACTTAGTAAGCCATTCCCTTGCTTTGCTTCTTATTCTAGAATCTTGTAACCCACGTGCGATTGCATGATTGACATCCATTGTACTAAGGCGGTCACTGATTGTATTCAAATATACATCGGTGCTCTCAGTTAATACTTCATTGACTTTCATTGACTTTTTTCAAACTACGTTGAAATTTGCGACCATCTCTGGTTCTGATTGAATTAAGGAACTTTCGAGTCAAGTTTTCCGCTTCTTCTTCAGTATATGCTTCGGCAACTAAATCCAACAATCTTCCTGCACTTTCTATTAAGTTTTCCGCACGGCTACAAATAATATATTTTTTATCACTTGCAACATACATAGATTCCAACTCTTCCAATATGCTTCTTGTGTTATTTTGCATAGTACACCGTATCCATTTACTAATTATATATACTGTATTTATTATGTTTTGATACTATTCAAAAGACTTTGTAACTTGGCACTTTTGATATCTGCGTCAACCTTCGGCGATTGTTGTAAATTGTTATTGGAACTCGTTACACATGGTTTAATGTTATCCATTACTTCACCTGCCGTTGGTACATCGGATTCTACTCCTGCATCCGTGATACGCAGGGTGTTTAAGTCAAATTCTAAATCAATCTTTTGACCGACACCAGCACTAGAACGAGTCTTCATTAATTGCAATTGGTATCTCCCTTGTTCTCGCATGGCACGACTAGTGAAGATTCCAAATACGTTATCTGCCGTATTGATTTTAGAAATACCACCTGATATATGACTGTGGTCAAATTCAACTTCTTCAACTGCACTTCTATTCAACTGCGATGCAGTTACCATAATAATATCCAACTCCTTCGCTAAGTTGCGTATCTCTTCTGATACGTACTTATCTTTTACAAAAAGATTTTCTGGACTAACCTTTGTGCCAACCGGCATCAATAAGTCCAAGTAATCAATACACATACAGTCGATTTTGGTATTCTCTTGTATTTCTAACTCCTTTACATACGACCGTATGTCGTTTACGGTACTCTGTGCTGGCATGTACTTGATGCGTAATTTTCCAGACTTCTTTTCTATCATTTTTACCTTCAATTCAATGCTATCCAACTCCTTGAATATTCGACTAGATGCAGTATCTGTCATCATTGCATCCATACGCATACTTGTTAAATCTTCACTCAACTCCAATGTTATGAATACGCAGTTCTTATTGCTCATGACCCAATTAACCATAAGATTCTGCATGAACAAGGATTTACCTGAGCCCGAACCACCTGCGAAGATTTGAAGTTCGCCTTTGTTAAACCCACCATATAACTTTTTATCTAACATATACCAACCTGTACTTATTTGCCCGTTATTATCCTTGATTGACATTAATCTTGCTCTTGGGTCATCAAAGTAATCAGTACCCATATCCTTTGTCAGGCTAATCTGTACTGCGTCCTTAATTAACTTTTCAACTGGGTCGTACTCCCCCTTTTCTAGTAGGTCAGCACTTGCCAAAATTGCTCTCTCTAATTCTTGCCTACGTGTGAATCCCTCAAATTCATCCAAGAACCAATCATAATGCCCATCATTTAGTTCAGGCACTGGTCGTAGGTTGGTGTGGGTTACTGCATTAATTTGTTCAATGGTAGGTAACGTACCATGCTCAAGTGAGTGTTCGCTTATCATAGTGGCAGCATCCTGCAACGATGCGTCAAAGTTTTCCACATTGTAAATATTTTGTACACGGACGAAACTTTGCGCATCATTGAGCATCATTTCTAGAAATAACTTTTGTACTTCTTTATTGTATTCCTTCATTTAATAATACTTTCCTATTCGCAATGCTGCTTTCCAATCTGTATTCCTGCGTGCATCTATGTTATTCAAATTAATAATCCAATCGTCATTTTGTTCTTTATTTAGCCGTTCAGTTACCGCATGACACAATGATGGCAATATGTTATGTTTTCCTAATTCATTCAATGCATCGGTTTTAATTATATGTGATGCATTTGCAAAGTCATAATTATATGCTACTTGCCAATTGAAGTCTGTTCTATCCCCTTCGCGGTTTGTACTGAATTCACTCTTATACCAATTGTACATTTCTGGTATTTCGAGCAAATTATAAACACCTACCGTTGCATTAATACCAAACATAACATTACTTGGTGCGTTCTCAACGAACCATTGCATGTTTTTTTTGACACTATCCCAATCCGCCTTCCATCGGATATAATTAAATGCATCACCAATTGCATCAATACTGAAGAAGATTCGCACCATCTTACATTTGCTCCAATAATGCATTACTTCGTCACTAGGAATCTTAGTACCGTTTGTATTATATGAAACCTTACAATCACTTAATGTTGGTATTTTTTTCAATACATCCAAATGCACTGAATTTATCAACGGTTCTCCACCGTTAAAATGCACCCGTTTTATATTACTTAAATCCAACTCATTTAATATTTGATTAGATTTACTTTCCACCGATTGTTGTTTGAATAGAGTCGTTACTCCCAATTCAGTTGCTAACGTACTGCTGTACATTGGGTCACACATTATGCATCCCAAATTACATGCCCATGTTGTATTGTATTCCAATGTATGTAATTTAATCACATCGTCAATATTATTTTCTTCATAAAACTCAACAGCAGATTCACGTTTACTTTTTAAATTATTGGCTTCTGCCTCCCAACATCGGTTGCATTCAGACGATTTTGTGTTGTTGTGGTTTTCTTCTCTTAGTTTGTTTAGGAATGTGGAGTTATCAAAATCGAACATTTCATTCTGTATTGTGTTTGTACCAGATTGACAACACGGTCCGAATTCTATGTAGTTTGTTCCATATGATTTAATAAACACACTGTGAAATATCTCAGGGCAATAAATCATTTCAACTTCCTTACTAATGCCATCTTGGCAAGTTTAATTTTTAGACTAGATGAGTACCTATGTTTTAATATTTTCAAAACAGTTGTAATCTTTCCGTATTTCACGATTGCATCATTAACGTCTTTAACGTATGGGTCATCCCATATTGGGACACTCACACTGAATTCATGTGATAATGCATCGTTAATTAATAATAGTCCTGCTTTATCTTGGTCGGGAACAACAATAACTTCCCTATGTAGTTGTTTTATTTGTTGGGCTTGTATATGACTGATTCTATTATGCAGAACCGCCACACCATCTATACTTATTGCATCCAACACACCTTCCATCACAATAACAAACTTCCAATCATCTTTCTGCAAATCTATACCAAAAACATACCCTGGTTGCTGTTCATTTAAATACTTGGGAGTTTTATTATCTAAGTACCTAGATGTGTACCCAACGATTTTTCCTTTATTCGTATATGGTATTATGATTCTGTTCTTATTACGTGCTTTGTCAGTAGGAGTAATCATGAATGTGTATTGATTGAATTTTATTGCCCGACTTTTTAAATACTCAACATAGTGAGTATCACTTTTTACAATTAATCTGGCGGATGATGGCAGTTCAACCGATTTAAACCTTTTATTCGCATCGATAATTACATCTTTATCATCTAGCAAATCGTTTCCATTTCTCTCATCCAATAAATCTTTAACCCCACGATGCCTAATACTTTCTAAACTTAACCAATCAACATCTTTTTTACTAACTCCAAACCAATATAATAATTGGCGTGCTTTATGTGCTACTGGCTTACCCAATACAAATCCTGTAGTGAAATTACAGTTAAAACAATGGTACCGCCAATCGTGGTCATTTTCTAGTAGAATTCCACCTCGCCCTCGTTTATCGAATGACTCACCATTGTGTGTGCAACACACTGCATTGAAGGAAATCCATCCTCCTGATGTTGTTTTTTTCTTGGGTGGTAATAATGAAATGATATCTAGCATGATGATATTATATATCAACGCAGTAGGGAATATGTTATTTAAGCACGACCGAATACCGAGAATGGTTAAATTAAAATGACTCTTGTCGCACACACGAGAGTCAACGTGATATGAAAAGGCAAACTTAACAAAAAATATAAAAACCTTCATGTACTAACACAATATCTTTGCACTTAGCGTTGTGCTACAGCAGGACTTCGCTAATATTAAAAACAATTTTGTATGCAATACCACTCAAAATTGTTGTGCTACTCTGTTCGGAGGACGCGGAGTAAAACGTCACCTTTGCCTATGAATACATCCAAACTAACTGCAAAAGGAATAACATGACTACTTAACAACTATCATGTGAGTAATGCAACAAGTACATTAATTACAATTATACTTCAAATTAATTCACTGTTTAGTATTTCTTTCAATGAATTTGCAATTATTCGGTGTCCTTCCTCTGTCGGATGCCCATGCTTTTTATAATGATTTTTGAGTATATTACGAGTATTGATATCATGTAATGTATCGATATCAATACTATTTTGGGATAATAAATTAAATTGCACAACTGGAATCTTGTATACAGAACCAATTCCATCAAAGATTCGTGCTGTTGTTTTATAATTCAAATCATATAGTTCATCACATGCAGTCATATTTAAATAATGCTTGTGTAGTTTGAACCAACCACTATCTATATTATCACTTGATTCATGCAACCATACTGAATGTTGGTGTTTATTCCAATCTGGGTCATTACCCACACTTTCATGCAATGGATTGTACCAACTAAACCGACTTTCCTCTGTTAATCCAACAAGCAATACCGAATTGTTAATGTATTCATCGGTGTGATTATCCAACCACCACATTAAATTCCATTGCATCGATTGCAAACTGGCTCCGGGAAATGCTAGATTCTCTTGTGATAAATCATAATGGTTCGCTAGTACACCTGTATAACAATGATTCAACCGATATGAATCATTTTCTATACAGTGTGCTTGTATTCCTTGTTTCTCTAATTCAGGGTCAACTAATTCATCCCCATACGCCCAACTGCAACCAAACGATACGATATTACGTGGTTTAATACTAGAACCCGTCTTTGTGTACTAGATACTTAGCACGAATGTACGCTTTAACTAATCCAGAGCGCACAATGTCATCTACGCCGAACTCATTTGTTTGAAACCAAGTAGGCATTGATTTTAATACTTCTACGAATTTACAAACGTCCTTGTCTTTATCTTTAACAAAGTCGGTTTGCATAAAGTCACCGCAAAATAACGCCTTTGATTTCTTACCGAGTCTAGTTAATACAGAATCTGCTTCATGTGACGTACAGTTCTGGAATTCATCCATAATGATAATACAGTTGTCTAGTGTAATACCACGTACGTACGATGTAATCATAAAACGTACAATACCATGTTTAACTAAAATCTCATACGCATCGTCTCTTCCAAACAGTTCAGAACATACCTTTTTGTACGGTAGTTCATATACTTGCTGTTTTTCGTTAATATCACCTGGCAGGAAGCCAATGTCTCGTGTTGGCACTGCACTACGCACAATAACAATTTGATTTAAGTCTGTACCGCCATTGATTAACTCCTCAAATGCTTTATACATACTAAGGAACGTTTTGCCTGTTCCTGGATAACCCATTAACAATTGACACTTTCCAGTATCGTAATTCTTAAAAAAATCTCCTTGTGCTATTGTAATTGGTTCAATTTCTGCTAGTTTCAAATGCAATTTTGAAACAATACTTGCTCCTGCATTCGACTTCTTATTCTTTCCCATTTATAGTCCTATTAATGATATATATATATATATATATATTATGTTAATGCAGGTAGTATATCCATCACGCCCTGTGTTCCTGCTTGTTCATCCACGTAAGCAAACTCTGTTAATGAGTTAAACACACGCTCTATGCTGTAATTAGCACGTTGCGTTTCTACAGCAGTTAAATCGTTGCTTGTTAGTGTTATTGTTGCTTTACCTTTTGCGGGCGTAACGATGGTTAATGCCTTGCTCATTAGCACAGCATTCTCACTAATTAGTTTAAATGTTAGAGTGGTGTTTTCTAAATTAATAGGTTTTTGGTCTTGGTTAAGGAATTGGAACTCTATAACTGTGTCCACGCCTTTAACTGCTTTTAGTATTTTTGAGTACACGTAATTAGTCCTCGGTAAATGAATAGTAGAAGTAACATTGGGGTCAAAGAAAAACCCAATTTGGCTCTGATTGTATAAATAAATTCTAGTTGAATACATTTAAATATTTATGGAAAATGAGTTATTTCTCAAAATAGCAGAAAAATATCCCTTCTTGTCAATCATACAATATGCCAATATAGAACATATTGGTATTATTATGAATCAAGATAAGATATTAACTACTATGTACAATTTCGGCAATATAAGTGACCCAAAAAAGAGACTACTGTTCTTAGAATTGGGTGAGACTTGGTGGTGGGAATCAAACAGAAGCATACCGATTAACCTATTCCTTAAAGATGAGTGGAGTATATTTAAGTCATATAGAACATCATATAACAACAAGAACCTATCAATACTCATCGGTCCATGTACTAGTTTTGATAATATTTCACAAAAACGAACAAAAAGAAAATCAATAACATTGATTAGGAACATTGATGAATGATGTTCATATGTAATTTAACCAACATTGCATAACTTACTGAGTGGGCTTTTTTAAAAAAGTACGCATTGTTATTTGGTTTAGACCAAACATCATCTGAAATTTCATCCCACGTTTTCCCCATCAAATGTTTTTTTGCTGGTCTAATCAATGCCAAGAACATTGCCATTCTGGCAATACTATCAGGCTTCATCGTCACAATTTCATTAAAGTGATTTGATATATGTATAAGTTGACTACAGAAATTCTTATCAAGCAACCTTTCCCATGGTGGTTCCATTGCCAATAATTCGGCATAGTGCTTTGGGCTGGTTATGTGTTGGTAAATTTTAACATTCAAGAAATCAATCTTAAAATATCCGCGCATTTCTGCTTCTTTATAATCAATACTTGCACATTTATGCATTGGGTCATATGGTATATCAGTAACATACACTCCACTATTATGTTGCTTAGATTCAGAATTTGTCTCTTGTCTCGCTGGCACATGTTTAATTAATTTCAATATATCGTCTCTATCAAAGAAATCGATATCTATATCTGCGTCCATTTTCATTTTAATAACCCATTCACCATTGTTGTTATGGTTCGTGCAATTTCAATATTCCCATCACTGCTGTAATGGTTCATTAATCCAGAATTGTTTTTAAACATATCAATCTCATGTATATCACGGCATTCCAACTTCTTTATTTCTGATAAGCCAATATGACTCAGATGTATTGTGTTGGGTTCACATAATGTGTGTATTTCTCGGTATATCAAATTATATACAAATTTCGCGTAATCAATATCAAAGTAGTTTTCAAAATACTCAACAATTGGCATAATAGATTGGTCTTGTGTCTGTTCGAAGTGATATTTTAAATCACCGTACAATAGGTCGCTAGAATGGTGCAATACGTTATCTTTATGAATGGGATGGTCTTTGACATAAAGACGATAAGGACTGGTGTGGTTTACAATAACCACACCATAATCACTTAAATTAACTTTTTGTAATTGTTGCAGTATCTTATACTCACTGCATCCCGCCTGCGCAACGTTGGTTACATCAAATGAATTCTCCATAATATTAGGCCAACCCATTTTATTTGTGTATTTTACTGTCCAGTCTGCGCCGAAACTATCACCTGCGATTAATATTGTGTTCATGTAATAATGTTACCATCCCGCCTGTGATAATATTCCATTAATGTAGTTAGTATCTGTTGGGAAATCTTTAAATTTTCCCTCCCATACAGACGGATTAATGTATTCCCATATTAATTCAGTTTGCTCTTGTGTTAAATTATGTAAGAAGTTCTTTCCACTCGTACAGTTATAAAGAACCCAAGGGCTTATTTTCCCCGTTGTGATTGCATAACAAATGACATTTTTGTTTCCATACCTAAGAACATCCTTGCTATCGGTGTCATTATTCTCCGCCCATACCATACTGTATTTTATAGCACGTGCCAATGTATCAATTGGATTCTCAGTCGTCAGTAGAGTATCCATGTATTCCGAATATAACGTATCACTAGTCCAATAATCAAGTTTTTTATTCTTCTTGATAACATACTCGATAAAATTATTAACATTTATTGCACTAATATCAACACAATATCTTCCAAACTTAACGAATCCGACATAGAATTTACTTCTGATAAATTCCATTTGTGTCTTTGGTTTTTTTGAATTCTGTGTGTATTGGAAAAATTTTATAAAAGCGTTAAACCCAATACGGACACCTTTAACGTCCTTTTCCTGCCATCGTCTTTTCCGCTCACATAAGTGCACCATTAATGTAGTTTCTCGCTTGAAATCCTTATCGCAATATTTACATGTATATACCTTACTTTTCTCCACAGTCTTTCGCATATTCTGTTATTTGCCTTGTTGTAACTAAGTTACTCAATAATTCAATTTCATCATCTTTGTAATGAGGGAATAGTTTTGTCAATTTAGATTGCCTAGTTTTAACACTAGATGTAATTGCTTTATTTTTTGTTGATGCCCATACATGTCGTTGATTTCCTAACTTAGGACTTCCCGCTACTAATGTCAACCATTGCAATTTAGGGTCTCTGTTTATATCGAACATGTGTCTGTTTGCTCTATTATTCATGCCTATGACATAAAGACATTGCGTCAATACATCACTTTCCACACCAGCACCCCATTTCAAACCAAGAAAAGCACTGAATCCCTTTTTCTCTTCATCTGACATGTTGTCATAGAAATCATAATCTTTTGAATCAATTGCCCGTAATACCTTAAATATATCTAATTTGTGTGCCATTTACCACGCCTGTGCGTAATCAACCACTTGGCAATTTCTTGATGCATCTTTGATGAAATACACAACCGTGGGTGACTCACCTTCACTTAACGGTACTGCCAAGTATTGTCCATTTTTAAGTTTTGGATTGTACCATTGAACTTCGTTGTATACGTCTATAACCTCAACGGGCAGAAAGTTTGCGTCGTAACTACTTAGACTATTGAAAGAAAATGCTTTGAAATCTCTGTCATTAATACTGGTCAACGGAATTGCCTCTAAATCTCCTGTGTCAGGTTCACCAATAAGCAATTGCCAATCTAATGGCATTTTAATAACATGCTCACCTATCCGCAAAACCAATGCAGGCGATGTGAAACTTTCCAAAAATATCAATGGAACGAAAAAGTAATCTGCGTCCTTTGGATTGCTATTATCAAATATAGCAAACCACATATCATTGATTGTTTCTGGTAATTCGTTTAGTTCGTATGCTGTGTCGTCTAATGTATGTATTTTCATGTAGTTATTATATCTTAAAGAAAATACTTATCATAGTACATACTACCATAACTTGCCTTTAAGTAAAATTGGAATGGAAATAATTTATTTATGTTACTTCCATTCCAATTTTTCTATGGTGAATGGGTATTGTGCTTCTTTATAAAACTTCTTACGCTTCGTTAGGTGCCTCTTAGCAAACTTACACGTACTAGTGATGTCCCAAATTTGAACAAAGTCCTTATCCTTCGCTTTACGTACACCACGACCGATTGATTGTATCACACGAACGAACGACTTACCAGGTTCGAGTAACATAAGATTGAAGATTCTAGGAATATTAATTCCAACCGAAGCAACGCCATATGTTGCTACTATAATCTTATCGGAGGAATCAGCGACTTCATCATAATGCCCTTTTCTATCTTCAGTTTTAGTAACGCCACTAACAAATACTGCGTTATCACCTAATCTCTTTACTAACTCTTCACCAGACTCAACTCGGTCAACAAGCACCAATGTGTTTCCCGTAACGTTTGCCTTTGTAATGAGTTCCACTAACACATCCAAGCGGTTCGAATCAGTTAGTAAATACTTTAACTCACTTTGATAATTTGCATGCTCTGCATGGTCTAGTAATTGCACAACCTTAACTTGACACCGAGCCAATACTCCTTTGTCTTGCAATTCCTTTGCTGACACTTTATTAACTACATTTCCTAACCCCACGTACAATGATTGGAACTCAAATTTCTCTTTAGGAACTGTTCCAGTCAAACCCCATCGCAATGGGATGTGTGACATAGGACCTGTTAAAATAGTCTTCAATGCATTTGCCTTTGCACTATGTGCCTCATCCACCATAACACATACAACTCCCTCTAGAAACTCACCTATGGTAACTTCTGCCTTTCCACTCTTAGTATCCTTCATCATGATATTCAAACTCTGCCACGTACATATCATGTGTTGTTTGCCATAGTCACGTTGTTTGCCATAGAATACACCAACATCCAACCCCATATTAATATAATCTTCCTCAGTTTGTACTACTAAACTTTTATTAGGAACAATCAAGATACTTCTACCGTATTCCTGCACACGTTCACTTAGTGCCGCAGTCACTAATGTTTTTCCTGCTCCTGTTGCTACTTCTTGAATACATTGTGGATTTTTTAGGAAGTTATTAACAACCTCTATTTGGTAATTACGAAGTACAATTGGTTCACCTTCAATGGGGTGTTTTTTTGGCCACGTGATGTGATTGTAAGTATCTTTATCAACTTCTGCCAACTCATAATCATGTTGGTATTGTCGTTTATCATCAACCTCTATTTCCCAACTATCGTCAATTAACATAGGAAGAATATCGGGGAGTAAATTGATATATGTACTTCCACCAAGATTAAAGAACGAAACCTTTCCGTTCCATCTTCCTAATCTATACGATGGCATAAACCTTGCACCAGGAATTTCATACTCAAATGCATGAACGAGTTTCTTTCTCATATCAATGTCCAACCCCTTGATAGAACAATTAACTTCGTCTCTTACTACTATTGTTGCTGTTTTCATAATATGTTATTGTGTTTAAAATATATCAATTAAATGTTTAATAAAGAAATCGGAAAATTTATCATGGCTTTTGTAACCTGGGTGACTATCATCACTACTTGCTGTATCCACTTTTAAACGAACCATAGGGTCATATAAATTTATCCATTTATCCTCATGTATTGAACCTATACTACTATAGTCTGCATGTACTTTGTCATACAATATTGATATTTCATCATCATCCCTAACCGACACATCTAACATATTTTGTGTGAATGCATCTAAGTCAGATGGTTTATCAAATTGTATCTTA